ATCTCTGACAGCGTATTCAGTTTTACCGTGTCGCCGTGCGTGAAGCCTATGGCTACGCGCCCGTGCTGGACGTAATTGAATTTATTGGCAGTAGGTAGGATCTCTACCCTTGGCTCGTCTCGGAAATAAGCGCCGAGGAATGCGCTAAGCATCACCGACGAATGGTCGTCGTGATTACCGATGCAGTTCACCACCGTCACTTGCGGGTGCTTGGTTAGTGCCAGGTTAATCAAATCAACCATCAGCGTGCAGCCAGCCTGGAGGACTTCCTGCCAGACCCCATCCACATCGACGAAGGTTCCCCGCGTGGTTGTGTTCTTCTGGTTGTCAGCGTGAAAGAAGTCGCCAAGATTAGCGATCAGCGCCCTATTGCTTTTAGGCGCTACCCGCACCAGCTTAGAAGTCGCTGCGAGCAGATCTTCCCTTGCGATCTTGAGATCGAAGCTTTCACCGGATTGGGCAGCATAGGCATAAGCACCGATATGGGGATCACCCATCACATAGCACGAGAGCAAGTCTTCGTTGTCGGTCGATGGCGCTTTGCGGGGCCTGTACACCCCTTTGTAGTCAGCCATCGAGTCGAAGATAGCCGATTGGATTAGCTGGAGCTTTTCGTTCTCGTTAACCTGGGTCTTGACCCACTGGGCAGATACCGCTCCGTCTTTATCGTAGAGCGTCGACGTACCCTTCACGCTGAATGGCGATGGAACCTCGCGCGTCATATCGTTGTCAGGTGATACGCCCTGTAGCGCAGCCTTGCCGCGTATACGGGCCATCGTGAGTTCAGCAGTACGGTTAACAATGCCGAGATAAGGCCCGACTTCCTGCATTGTGTTGCAGGCTAAGGCAGCGTCTAAAAGGTTGTTTTGCGCCTTCGTCGTCGCGAACGGGCGCAGGTATTCGTATCGAGTCATCCCTGCGCCAGTCTTCCGGCCACTTCTGCTGCGCGCGTAGGAGTCTGCTTCGCCCAGAGACTGTCGAGAGCATCGTCAGCGGCCGCTAGCCAGTTCTCTGCTTTGAGGCTGGAGATCATGTTCTTAAAGCCAGCAACGCCCTCTACGCCAAGCTGATAGCACATCTCGACGATGCACTCTCGCCTCGCCTCGTTGAGATCGGTGAACCACGGGCGCTTATCCATCTGCGCGTAGATTACGGCGATATAGTCTGCGAGCAAAGCTTCAGCGATAGGCTCAGGGATTCCGTGACCGCCGTTCTCAATCATTGTCCCGTATCCAATGGTCAGCCTGCCCTCGCTGCACTCGTAAGCAAATCGGCGGTAGCCCTCATGCGCCTTAATGCGCTCAATCAAACCTTCACTCATCGCTTAGCTGTTTTCTCAGCTTCAGCAAAGTCCATCGCGCTGGGCCTGCCCTTCTCGCCCTTGGCGCGCATCCTCTCAGGCGTTTTACCTGCCGCTTTCTGCGCAGCGATCCGCTTCTTTTTCGCGTGGATATTGGCGTACAGTCCAGGCTTTTCGAGTAATCCAGGCATCTTAACTCCAGATTGATAATGCAATTTTGACAGCCGACGCAGCAGCTATCAGCAGGACAACTGGCAGCGCAAGCATCAGGACACTGAGCATCAGCAAAAAGCTGACCACCTGATCTAGGTGCGATTGGCTAATCTTAGGGTCGCGCATCACCACTTGACTTTGTGCGACCAATAACGAGCCGAGAGCTTGCTAGGTTTCGCGTCCTGCGCATTGTGTCGCGCGTAATACGATTTCTTTCTCGCCTTGTCCTTGGCCGTCTTAGGTGCGCTGCCTGCGCCCTTCACGCCCTGCTGACCGAATCGAATGGTCTTTGTCTCATCGCCCACTTTGGCGACGACAACGTGACTCTTGGTCTTGTGACCAGGCGTTCGCTTGGGCTGGTTAAAACCCTCAACGCCAGCTCGCTCGAGCAGCCCCTTTTCTCTTTCTGACCGCACAGCTCCGACCTTTTTGATTGGCATAAAAAAACCCCGCTAACCGAAATTAGCGAGGTCAAAATAGCATGGCTTACTATTCACAACAGGTATATAGAAATAACGGCTTATGCAAATCGCAAAGGCAGTTATCCCCGCGCACATTGTCAACAACTAGACACTGCAAAACAAGGGTTTTTATTCGATATATAAATTTATTTGTAAAAGACTTGACACCGCACCGCTGTAGGGTTAGATTCCGCTTAACCCATCCATATGGGTATATTACTTACATCCAATATTAAACCACAGTAAGGAAAGCGATATGAGCAACACATTGGAAGGAACTATCCAGCTAGTAAAAATAGGCTTTACGAAAGTTAAAGGGTCAGATTGTTACCCTCCCGAACAGAAAGATTTTTACCAAATTGATGGTGAAGATGCTTCTGGTGCAACTGCGCTTTATCTGCCGGATGTAACGACCCAGGCAGAAGCAAATAAAATTGTCACGGAAATAGAAGCAGCCGGATTAGTGATTGATGCAATTGCTGCTGAGTTTTGGGATGTCCGAATTTCCTACGGAACATTGGCTTGGATTGAGCAAGGAATGGAAACCACCTTAATGAGCGATGAAGAGATTGCCAAAGAATTTGTTGGGTTTCACAAACTATTCGATATCCCTGCTGCGGGTTACTCGGGGATTTACAGCAATTTAGTAGGTGGGCTTTACGGAAACACAGAGCTAATTGACGAAGACACCGGAGAATTTGAAATAGAAATACCTGGCAACCAAACAGCCAGCGGGAACCCAGTGCTATTCAACTTTTTCGAGCCGAGGACAACAGCATGAGCAGAACACGAGAGCAGCAAATCAGAGAGCAGGTCCGTAACTATCACCATAGCAACCCAGAAGTCTGGGAGCTATTCAAAAGCTTCACGCTGGAGCTGATTTATTCTGGACGAAAGCACTACTCGGCCAACGCGATCTTCGAGCGTATTCGCTGGGAGAAAGACCTGGGCAATGGCAGTGAGGCAGCATTCAAGCTGAACAATAACTACCGCGCCTTCTACGCTCGCCGCTTCATGGCTAGCTATCCCCAGTACGACGGGTTCTTCCGCACACGCGCTCAGCCCTCAAGTCAGCAGGATGCAACCTACGCTAGAGAGTTTGGCCCACAAGACTATCGCCCAGGTAACAGCACTCCAGCTGACCGCATCCGTATTGCCGAAAAGGAGATCGCAGCTTTAGGCAACGAGATCGATGTCATCGAAATCCCTGACGCACACAACAGCAGCAAATTTCATGTCTTCGCATTCGGCAAAGATCTCTCTAAACCCCTGTACCGCCAGGTAGGAAAAACAGACCTAAACGCGCGACAGGCAGCGAATGGCTTTTACGCGCCAGAAGACAACACGCAGATCTGGGCAGACTGGACTCGCCATTACCAGTGGGATCACGAGGAAGCGCAGGCCAGAGAGATAGTTCAAGCGCGCAGAGGGGCAGAGTCATGAAACCAGCAAAATTCGGAATAACTTTTTCTATCAACGACTACGCTTATGCCGAAGTCGCTCAGTTCATAGAGTGTGTAGATAACATCTCGGAAGAGAGCAACCTGCGGCAGCGTTACGTTGATTTTCTGAATGCTCTTTTAGCCAAAAAAGTAAAACCGTCAACACTGGTCGACGCAGATGTCCTCCATCTTTTTATTGGCGATTTAGATAACCGCGCTCACATCGATTACCTCGAGGATCACTGGAAAGACGATCCTAGAATAACCGCAGGAGGCAAGATGTTCTGGGCGAGGTGTAACAAGCTTAGGGCAATCCACCCATCTCAAGGAGCAGCGTCATGAACTCAATAGCAACGCTTGAGAACATCGAGGCTGCGAATGAAGCGGCCCTCGAAACCATCACACGCATTCGGCAGCTGGGCGCGATTAGAGATGAGCTGCTTACCCAGCTCGACGCTTTCTTTCTGATCCGCGACACGCTTCCGCATCTGATCGATGACGACTCCCATCCCATCAAAACCCAATGGCTAAACAGGGACGACGGTTTAGTCCTGCGCGTCACCAACAACCACGGCGACACAGAAAACATTGACGAAAGCCTGGTCCCCAAAATCATCGCTCGACCCACGGAGACATTCTAATGGAACGCATCACTAACAAGCATCTTGAAAACCAGCTGGACACTATCAACCAGCTCACAACTGGATCTACGGCTGCGCACACTTTCGAGCCTGATAAGTACACCTCTCGCTGGAAAGCTATCCCTGGCGCTTACGCAATCGACCAGAGCTACGGAGGCGTGAAGCTTGTGCGCTACTCGAATGAGGGCGGCGGGCAAGGCGAGATCACCCCTTACCGCCTGACCAAGCGCGAGCTGTATTTCGTGATGCAGGGAATTATCAACACGCTTCAGCACATGGAGATAGCAGCATGAGCAACGTCTTTGATTCCCTCGAAAAGCTGAACGGCGGCGAGACTGCTCCCCAGGCTTTTCTTGATGGCAAGCAGGCTTCGATGGATCTGCTTACGACTATTCAGTCAGATCGCGACACCGACAGCGTTGAGTTCGACCAGGCGCTGTTCGGTAGCCTGACAACGCTGACAGTAACTTACTACCACCTGCACGGCAAGAAAGATGCCGAGAGGCTTATAAGGGCGAGCTGCGGCGTTGCTCTTGGCTTTCTGGAAGAAAAGGGGCTAGTAAAATGAACCGCATCCCAGAACCTTTACTGCTTATAGGCTTGCTAATTTTCATCATCGTCGCGATGGGCATAGCAGGGAAATCCGATTTTGAAGAAGAACAACGAATAGAGGCTTACCATGAAAATATGGCTTTCCGTCTTAGTGGACTCTAACGACCCGTCGCTCGACTTCTCAGGCTCGGTTGTAGAGAAGGATGATCTCGAAGGCACTACTGTCTATGACATTGATTTACAGGCCAGTTATAACGGCATTGAGATCGATGACATGGACTGGGAAAAAGCGGAGGAGCATCTCTTAGATCTAGTGACCGAGGGCGCGATAGAAGCTGGTCGCCCTATTCCGAGCAAGGTGATTCTGTGAATGCAGGAGCGGAGCTGGCGGCTTGCAGGCAGTCAAGGAAAGTATCTTGTGCTGTCTGCGCCGCAGAGTTCGAAGCGGTAGATAGCAAAGCAAAGTATTGCTCGAATCGCTGTAAACAGATCGACAAGAACGCCAGGAAGCCAAAGGCAGTACACGAGATCCCGTGTCGCCGCTGCGGGGTTAAGATACTCACAGACGACAAGCGCCTACGGTACTGCTCAGATGAGTGTCGGACAGTTCAGAAGTTTTTTAGATAATTAACCCTCGTATTTTTTGCAAAAGGCAGCGATAGCAATGTTGTGCAGCTGCCTCGAGCATTGCCCTCTATCCAGATAAATTAGCTTCAGCACATTCCGCAAACCAGGATGAATTAGCGATAGCGCCTGCCCCACCTTCTCTGCTGCCTCATCTGCCTTATCATCAATTGTAACGCTTGAGCGATAGCCTCCCTGGTAATCCTTAAACATCGGGGAGACTGAAGGATAATCAAGCCGCGCCAGCTCTTTGCGCTGATACGAAGCCCAGCTCGACAACAGATGATTTGCTGCGCTCACGCTAATCATAAGAATACTTCTCATAAACTTTGCGAATCACCGCATAATGACGCTCAGCCTCATCGCGCTCAGAACCGAAAGAGCTCATTGCTTTCAGGTTCATTTGCTCCATCGCCTGCAATGCCAGCTGACGGCCAGCGAAAGGCAGAGGGTTTTCATTCCGAGGCAAAGGCTTATCCAGATTTATCACTAGCTTTTCTGGCTTGCGGTACTTCCTTGGCTCCGGCGCTATCGCTTTCTCATTGAAGAATTTGGGGTGATGGTTTTTTATCAGCTCATCGAGGTCTGATCGACGCTCTTCCCGAGCATCCTCGGCAGTCCATTCGCGCGGCGGCTTGTTGATAATTTTATCCAGCTCTTTTTTCATCCAGTCATTCATACAAAATCCTCAAAATCCAATCTGCCCAACACACCTTCTTCTCGCTTCTCGCGCATCAGCTGATACTGTTCGCGAAAGTGTTTTGCTATCTCGCCCTTGCCCTTGGTCCTGCGCATTTCTTTGCCTAGCCCCAGGTCATTCACCAGGTCAGTCAATACGCCTATTTCAAATTCACTGAGGTTAAGGTCTGCTCGCTTCAATCCCCCTTCGAGGAAATGACAGCCAGTACATAACGCCTCGGCATTCAGCGAATGAAATCGCACACCCCACTTGCCACGCGTGTGATAATGGCTGCATTCCAAGCCCCTTGCTTTGGGTTCGTACCTGGTTCCGCATCTCTCGCAGGTCCAGTCACTTCTCTCGCGAATACACATCGAAAAAGCAATGTCGGCGGGAGTTCTTTTGATCGTCATTCAGGTTTCCTTACAGGCCAGTCGGGCAATCGCACACCTTTCGCGCCAAACGCTCGCACGATATAATCGAAAATCTTTATGTATTCTTGTGGGGTAGGCTTAGTCGTCGAGTCGTGACCAGTCATTGCCTTTTGAATGGGCCGCCAGATCTCATATTTCACAGCCTCCGGCGACCAGGGCGCTTCCATCTCACCGCTCTTGAAAATCGGAGACTTGATTGCCCGTGCGATTTCTTGCTCGTTGAACAGATCAGCGGTCTGCTTACACCAGACTTGCAACGCAGCCTGCTGGAATTTGCTGCGAGTCCTGCCGACTTTGTAGTCCACAGTGACTAGCCCATGCTTTTCGACAAGCTCGCTCAGCGTCGTTGCCATATGCTTAACTTGCTCGGGTTTTTCTAAGGCATACGAGGTGGTCATATAACCGCCCTCAGAGAGCCGTTCATCTGATGTATACCGAAGGGTGTCATTATCCTCTTATCGTTGCTCACAAAGCCTCTACAGCGTTCTGCTTGCCATAGTCGTATCGATCCTTCGTATCTTCCGTAACGATTCTTCGCAACCTTAAAAATCATGTCGTTTTGATGCGGGTTATAATCTGGGTCGTAAGCGCCGAGTTCTTGCTGTGCTCGCTTCTCGGCCTGGATCTTGTCGTGCCACACCAGCATGATGCTTGCGGCGATGTTCGACAGGTGTGAGCTGCCGATAAAGTCGTACTTGCCTGGGAGCTTCTCTTCGCCCTCCATGCCGCTAGGCTTGCGCACGTGATGCACCAGCAAAATGGTCACACCAAAACGCTTGGCAACGCTCGCCAGTGTTTGGGTAAACTGCTGCTCGATCGTCGGATCGCCGCAGACTCCCATCATCATCAAGGCGTCGAGGACGATCAGCTCGCAGCCGCAGTACTTGGCGAAGGCTATGCACATTTGGATAGACTCTTCTGGGGTAATTGCATCCATGCGATCGTAGATGAACAGCTTGTCCTTGGCCCAGCTGCTAAAGCACTGGACGTACTCAAGGTCAGCCTGCGCTTGGCATAGGGACAGTTCGGTATACTGCTCCAGCACATCCTCGGCAAAAAGCTCTAGGCTTGCTATCCCTACCCTGTAGCCCTGGCGTAATGCGCGCAGCCCGATCTGACTTGAGATCGTCGACTTGAAATGCCCCGTGTAGCCGCCGATTAGATTCAGCGAACCCTTGTGCAGTAAAAAATCTGTATCCTTCAGCTTCTCGAACGGCAGCGAGATACCTTCTGCCATCGTTGTCCTGCGTTTCATCATCCGCTCGACGAGGTTATCCGGCGTTACCACATCGGAAAGCTCGCCCTCAGCTAGCTCTTCATGCACATCGATGTTGCGAAAGTCAGGTATATCTTTTATCCATTCGTTGCTCATGCCGCATAAACCCCTGCTACTTTGGTCGACTTTTTAGAAAGCCCTGAATTTAATTTTGCCCAGTCACTTCTCATCGCGTTCTGAAATGCTCTGTCCCAGTCTGCGTATTCGTATCCTTTCGCCCCAGCTGCATCGCAGAAATATTCGTAATGCCCTTCGAGGTTTCGAATATCATTTTTTTCAGCCCATGCTCGATGCTTATCCGACAGCACAAAATCGTCTGGCAGAGTTCGTTTTTTTGTCTGAGCTTTTGGGGTGGTTTTTGGTGCGGATTTCTTATTGACAGGTTCTTGATAGGTTATTGATAGGTTAGTGTCCCGTTTTTGGTACTGGTCGAGTCCCGTTTTCGGTACTGGTGGAGTCCCGTTTTTGGTACTGGTACCTATAGCGGTACTGGTGCCGTTTTCGGCA